CCCCAGAAAAAGTAATTGTTGCTGTGGCGGCTTCTCCGCCAGCCCTTATTCTATAGTTAGTTCCAATTGCGTCGGTTTTAGCGCCCTTTGGTGCGCCGACAATAACACTACCATTTCTTGAGGCAGCATCTGCGGTTACTCTTACGTTTGTAGTTACATCAGCCATTTTTTATCTCCTTATTAGGATTCTAATTCGGTTATTCTTGCTTTAGCCGTATCAAGTTCAGCTTTAAGCTCTTTGATTGCGGAAACTAGGTAAACATTAATCATATGAGAATCCAAAACCTTGACGTTCTCAACTAAAAGTTCGCCAGTTTCATGATCCAATATATCTTGATCGCTTTCCGTCACGGCTTCAGGGAATTCTATTGCTACTTCTTGAGCAATAAAGTTGTAATAGTACGTGTCCGACTCTACGCCATCATGACAATCGCAGTAGTCATCTATGTACTTAAACTTAACGGGCCTTAAGGCATCAATCTTGTCTAAGCCCCCGGCAACGTCCAAGATATCAGTTTTAACTCTTTCATCAGAAACAACAGCCCAAACAGAACTTATCGGTTTAGCAGCAGAATTACTACTTAACTGTAGTTCATATGCTGGGACTGCTACATTAATACCAACCTTTCCAGCATCTGTAACCCTGATACCTTCATCTCCACCATCATTACTAAGGTATTTATCGTTGAGGGCTATGTTGCCATAGTAGGTTGTTTTATCAGATCTAACAAGAAGCTCTGAAATATTAGAAGTGTCGCTATCAAATCTACTAATCACTAATTTAGCGCCAGTATCAGCAGCGCTAGTTCCAGCTTGTATATAAGCCGCGTCAGTTGTACTTCTAGAACCAAGCAGCCTGAGCGCTGAATACGTGGCATTATCACCCACCATCATTGAGGCATCGTTGCCTTTAACGTGGAAATAATTTGTTCCAGCAACGAAATTATCGTAAGGTGCATCGGTATTAATACCAACGCGACCTTCACGATCAATAGTCAAGTGGCTAGGAACAAACGACCCAGAGTTATTTATCTTTAATACATCTTCTGTATCATCACCAATATATGCCTTATAGCCAATGGTAGACCAATTTCCAATCAAAGGATCTCCACTCCCAGAAGTATTTGAGCCGATATAGATTGCAGATTGGCTACCTATTGGTGTCTCCAAGGCGGTGGTGGTTGCTCCGCTAGCGTACACATGTGTGTTAAATAAAGGTCGCCAGTCTGTTCGTCGAACCCCAGAACTTGCGAACCCTATGTTATTGTTTGTGGAATCTAGTATGAGTTGGTTGTGTCTTGTTACTCCAGCGGATCTTGTCTCTACGATTTGTTGTTTTGTGGAACTGTTCCATCTAAAGCGAGTAAAATTAGAGATGTTAGTATTTGTGTTTCCAGAACCAATAAACAACTCCGCATTTCCATATTGTGCGCCAACAACCAAAGCTCGATCACCGCTCGCCACGGTGTGCTTACCAATGTCGTCTCCAACTACAAATTGTTCTTTTGGATAAAGCGAACCCACTGAGGCTTTGCCTCCGCTAGTAACAACAAACAGTGCCTCTCCGAAATTAACCCTGTGTTTTCTATCATCGTCATACCCGATAAAGAACCTAGCAGTCCCGCTGGCGTTTGTGTCTACGCCCAACCCAAAGGTGGCTAACAAATTATCTTGAGTGACGGCTTCGCCGCCTTTGTATTTAGATATGATTACATCTGCGGTATTAGTTAAAGAGCTTTGAAAATCAAGTCTCAAAGCATTACCAGACGCCCTAACGTGTAGTGGTTCGGAAGGATATTCGTGACCTATTCCGAATTTGCCGTCAGTATCAACAGTAAATCTTTTTGCTAGGGTGTTTGTTCTGGCATCAAAGTGGCCAAAATTCATATTGGTTCCGCTACCAGCAGCCAAAAGGTTGGGGCTAGTACGAACATAAATAGCTACCCCAGATTCTGGATGAGAACGGTCTATTCTAATTGGCGGGTTTACTCCGCTGCCATAGATATGAACTTGACCATCTGGCTTAATGGAAACTCTTTTTTGTTTTCCCACCCCGCCAATTGCCACCCCAGAATTAGAAGTGTAAAAATTGATACCACCGTCTTGTTTGTTTGTGGTGTCATTCCCAGAAACAAATTCAATACTGGAAACACTATTGCCATCCCACTGAGAATGGATCATATTGAGGGCGCTATTTGCGGTCGTTACTCCACTATCTCTAATGTCAAGAGAATACTTGTAGTAATTGTCACTTCCGCTAGCAATAATAGGAGTAACGGAATCAACAATATGTAACATACTGTTTCTAATAGTTTTAGCTGTAATAGCACCAGTATCATTATCAGCTAGATCAATTTCTAGCTTACTTTTTAAATCTGCCTTTTTATATTCGGCCATTATTCAAACCATCCTGCCCTATTAGATAAATGTGTTCTTGCTACACTATCACTTCCCGGTGAGTAAGGCCCAAGTATAGCTTGGCCAACAACACCATTGAGCTTGTACTGCATTACGGCCTCTTCGTATCTTTTATTAATATCATCAAACAAAATTTTAAGACCGGCAACAATGCCTCTTAAGTCAAGAGCAGACGGCCCGTCCCTTAAAGAAATAGCATTAAGCGAATGTGTTTTAAGTTCACTACCCAGAAGCATTTGCGAAGTTTTCAAAGAAACTAAATTAATAAAAGAGTCGTCTTTATTTGACGAGTCTGTTGGGTCTGGGGTAAGAGAAACAGAATCCACATCAATTGTGTATGTGTTCTCGAAATCAATTTCTAAAGACGCTAACTGTGCAGAAACCAAAACGGCCTCTTCTAGTCGAGAGTCGGTGAAGATATAGCTGCTTGAATCTAAATCGTTCACTAGGTGACGAACTATAAGTGTCATTTCATTTTGCCAAGGCATTTTCGTCTCCTATAAATTTCTATGAACTTTAAAACTGGTTATATCCGTATAAAAAGTTCCGTCTGCTATAATTACTTTGCCCTGTAATTTATATGAACCTGCTTCGTCTAGATCATCAGCTACAGTGGTGTAGTATATTTTTCCGTCAGTGCCATCGCTGTTAAAAGACGCGGTTGCTGTCAACTTAGATCCAGATGGCTTTTTTATAATTATTTGCTTTGCGCTGGCGGTAGAAACATCTACGGCACTAGAGCCATCTGTAATAGTCACTAAGAACTTTGTTCCTATATCACTTAAATGTATTTCGTTTGCTGGCATGGCTATCTTTCTTTAACAAGTGTTTTTTCTACAACCTTGTCTATGTATCCAGTTATTCCACTTGTTTTGTCGATGCTAGAGGTTATGCTAAGTTGCTTATCAATATATGCAATAAGATCTTGCGTTCTACATATATTTCCGTCTATGCTTCTTCCCTTGTCTATATAAGATGTAAATGATACAACGTCCGGTCTATTAGCGTCATCTATTAATGTTGCAAGGGCATTTAAATTAATGCTCCCACTATGTAATAATACACTATTTCCAGACAAAGATGCTACACTTTGTAAATCAGCTATAATAGCGTACTGAAACGATAAAATCGGGCTTAAAGTAACGCCCGCCAAGAGCGAGGAAGAGCCTGATCTTTCTATTGTTCCATTAGCAATAAGGGTGGCGAAAGTTGATAGGCCGGTTTGTGTTACGGTTCCGTTACCAGAAAGCGTGGAGCCTCTCTGGAAGGCATTAGTAAAGCCATTAGTAAACGCAATATCGCTTGTAATAACAGCCTTAGCTGCGTGGCTAAGAACACCAACAGCAGAAACCGTAGCTGGGCCAGATGCTAGACTAGCAGCCGTTACGGACATTACGGCTGTAGAAGTTATAGACGCACTTGCGTTAAGACTTGCGCCTGCTGGATGGGTTGTAACCATCTGGGCAGAAAAGGGTGCTTCACTTATTGCGCCAAAACCAAACATGGCCTACCCCTTAGTCAACGAACAATAAAAATGCTGGTGAAGCGTCAGCCTCTTCAGCAGCGGCAGCGTCTGGAACTGACAAATAAGCCTGATATACCTTTGCGGTAGCACCCATGCCCATACTATCAGTAGCCGCTATCGTTAAATTCAAATTTGAATAATCACTAATACTACTGGTAATATTAAATGAAAGATTTGTAGTGCTTCCAAACCCGGTGCTAAAGGTCTGAGTTCCCTTGGAAGTAGACCCTTCTTTTAAAGTTACTGCCAAGTAAACCCCATCAAATCCACTGTCTTCAGACGCACGAATCACAACCGTGCGAGTGCCAGAATCTGGAGCGCTAACATCACTTAACCCAAGAACAATAGTTTCAGCACTGCCATAGCTGGTTACGCTGATATAATCGTTATCATCAGCAGATGACTCATCAATCATTGCGTAGCGACTGCTGCCGCTACTAGCGGCCCAATTTCCCACGCTTGTATCTGCGTCTGGTCTTGCGTATTGTGTCATTATATATTTTCCTAGTTAGTAGTTTCCGCAATATTTTGACCTATTACATAACCATCAAAATGACCTTCTGCTCGCACTATAAATCCATAAGTATCTGCTTTATCATTTGTAGCTGTCATTGTGGGGGCCGTTCCTCCGGGCCAACTAACCGTAACAGCCGCTGGGCTTCCACCGCCATCAGCGTCGTGTGTTACGGCGCTATAAACGATGCTATAATTTGCGCCTGATGGCTGTTCAAATCTAATTACAAACCTTTGACCAACTGAACCGTTAGTAAAATCTATATCTGTTACGTTTGCCCCTAAAGTTATCTCAAAGTAATTACTGGCACTTAAGTCTATAACTACTGTGGCATCTTCGGTAGCACTTGTGATGGCCTGATTAATAGAACCACCGATAGTTATCTTGCCAGTAGTAGTTATCGTGTCTATATAGGCGTCTTTCCACCGAACTCCGGTAGTTCCTAAATCAACGTCGCTGTCAGATTGTGGGCCGAAAATATTATCCGCAAGGTAAACCTGTTCTACATTAGCAGCATAGAAATGAATCTCATCGGCTGTCTCAAAATCAATCTTTGTTTGATCATCTTCGCCAATCTTGATGTCGGTAGCTAAGAGAGAGGTGATGACAGTTTGTGCGGCGTCTACATTCAGAGTCACACCACCAGAGGCTCCACCTCCGTTAAGTCCAGTTCCAGCAGTTACTCCTGTAATATCACCACTACCGCCGCCACCAGAAGCAGCAGCCCAAGCAATATCAGTACCATCAGAGGTTAATACATAAGTATCACTTCCAATAGCTAAAGCTGCTGGATCTCCACTGGCATCTCCGATAATTATGCTACCTCTAGTGATACCCGCCATCTTAGCAAGGGTTACTTGATTGTCGGCTATATGTGCCGTATCAATCGACCCAGCGGCGTAGTGTTCACTATCAATTGCGTCGTCTACAATATGCTGCGAATCTATTTTATCGTTACCAATTGCTACTACGCCAGCATTTGTCATTGTGACATCGCCTGACAAGGCTGCTGCTGTAAATCCTGTTCCGTCACCAATAAGAATTTGAGTAGTTGTTAAAGCTATTTCTGATAGTACACCTGAACTGTTTGCATTTCTTCCCAATATAGAATTGGCGGCTACGTCCTGAATGTGAACAAAATCAATAGAGCCGTCTACATAATGTTGCGAGTCTATTTTGTCATCACCAATTGTTACCACGCCAGCGTTTGTCATTGTAACGTCGCCCGACAAAGCCGCCGCCGTAAACCCTGTGCCATCACCAATAAGAAGTTGGGTGGTTGCTAAGGCTATTTCTGATAGCACGCCTGAGCTATTCGCATCTCTTCCTAATATAGAATTAGCAGCAATGTCTTGAATGTGAACAAAATCTATTGATGCGTCTGTATAGTGTTCTGAATCAACGGCGTTATCAGCGAGTTTAGTGCCATCAATAGCATCAGCCGCAATTTTAGCAGTAGTTACTTGCAAGTTTCCTATATGTGCCGTGTCTATTGATCCATCAGCATAATGCTCGCTATCAATTGCATCATCTGCAATATGTGCGTTGTCGATACTTCCATCCGTATAATGTTCACTGTCTACAGCATTATCAGCTAGTTTTGTTCCGTCAATAGCGTCTGCTGCTATCTTACCAGTTGTGACCTGTAGATTACCTATGTGAGCAGTATCAATAGAGCCGTCTGCGTAGTGTTCACTATCAATTGCATCGTCAGCTATGTGGGCATTGTCGATACTTCCGTCTGCATAGTGTTCGCTGTCGATAGCATCATCAGCAATGTGGGCGTTATCAATACTGCCATCGGCGTAATGTTGTGAGTCTATGGCGTCATCAGCAATATATGCACCAGCTATTTTAGTACCTTGCCAAACTCCAGTGGCAATAGTTCCAAGTATTGTAATTCCACTACTTCCACCAATATCAAGAACGGCGGGGTCGCCGCTTCCATCACCTATAAGAATTTCTCCATCTGCTAACACAGCGGTCGCAGTAACAGCGCCTGTGCCAGAACCCAACAAAACCCCACCATCGGTAAGAGTCACGGCTCCAGTCCCACCATCCTTAACAAGAAGAGTGCCGGTTATGGAACTTGCGCCTAAATCTACGGCAACTTCTGTACTTTCTATTACCAACCCACCGTTAGCTTTTAAGTCTGTAGAAAATTCAGCGCCAACAAGATCTAACCCATCGCCAGCCGTGTAATGATCGTGATGGGCGCTTCCAGAAGTAGGATCTTCCCAACCAACATCTCCATTCTCATCTATTGTGAGAACTTGATCTTCATCACCGGCTCCTAGTACAACTGGATCTCCACTAGCATCTCCAACAATACATCCACCGCGAGCAATTCCCGCCATCTTACCAGTGGTTACTTGATTATCACCAATATTACCCGTGCCAAGGGTTCCGCTTATAGAGCTAGCACTCAAGTCTATGGAAAGCTCACCACCAGAAATTACGCAGCCACTATTAGCCTTTAAGTCTAAAGCAAAGGTGGTACTTGATAAATCTAATCCATCACCAGAACTATATGTAGTATCGACCGCATTAATAGTTAAGGTACTCGGTGACGACGTGGTCAACGCTGTGGTAACGTTTGCTCCACCGGCATAGATAAGATTTCCTCCGGGGGTCATGTCAACAGAGCCAGAATCTCCCGAAAACGTGGTGGCAGGGACGTTAGAATTAAGCAGCGTTGAAATGCTAGATAATCCTGTTCCACCATTACTAGCACTCAAGGAGTCACCTAGAGTTAAACCCCCAGCCACTGTCAAGTCTCCATCGTCATGTATACGAAGAGATTCTGTGGCAGTATCCCCACTTAACATGGTATAAAAAACCATATCTACATCTTCATTTGTTGCGTCTCCATCGGTGACTACCGCTTCGACTCTAGCTCCTGTTTCAACGTTGCCCGCAGAGGTTTCTACGCCAAAGCCCATACCACAACCAATTCCAGCAGCAGGAGTACCACTAGACTTAGATTTAAGAAGTAAGACATCTGTAACAGCATTGGTTGTAGTGCTTTCCTTATCAATTGTTTGAACATTCTCTCTAGTGTCGGGAGAGGAGATTGTTAATGAGCTACCGTCAAAAGAAGCGTCAACGTTTGATCCACCTGAAATATCTGCTCGTTTAACAAAAGTAGAAATTGAATTATCGTAATTGTCTAAATCAGGATCGACTACAAAGTCCATAGTGCCAGAGCCGTCTTGATATGAAACTGTAATACGAGTTTTAGTTCCACCAGTCCCACACAATCCCCCGGCAATATCTTCAATGTATTCATCTGCCGCAGGCTGAGAAGCTATGGTAATTGCCCCATCCGCATTTGTAATCGTTATATTGTCGCCTTCTGTCAACGTGGCAACCGCTGGGCCGCTAGATCCACCTATTAATAATTGCCCACTAGCAGACATAGCTACGGCGGCTAAAGTGTCATCACCAGAATCTTGAGTGATAATAACTGCTTTATTAGCAAAAGATGATGCGTTGGTTCCACCGGCTGACACTTTTAAAGTACCTGTCGATGAACTAAAAGCGGCTAAAGCAACGGGGTCTGTACTTCCATCACCTACAATTATCTCTCCGTCTGCTAACACGGCCATCGCTGTAATAGCGCCTGTGCCAGAACCCAATAAAACCCCACCATTAGTAAGAGATGTAGCTCCAGTACCACCATATGCAACAGCAACAGTCGTTCCTTGCCAAACTCCAGTACCAATAGTGCCTAACCCCGTAACGTGAGTTTGAGAAGCATCTGTGCTTATTGAATGAGCAATAGTCTCTCCGGTAGTTGCTCCGGTTGACGTAATACCAGTTCCACCAGTAAGGGTTGCTACATAATTACCAGTTGTATGAGTTCCGAGAGTTATAAGGTTATTTAAAGTAGTGGCCCCTGTTCCACCGCGAGCTATCGACAAAGTTCCAGTTGTTCCAGCCACTATTGGTAGTCCAGTTGCGTCAACTAAATTGAATGCTGGAGTAGCATCACTTTCGCCCAAATCGAGTTCAATCCCTCCATAACTCACGGAGTCATTGGCTAGCATGTCGTTGGAAATTTTTGCCCAAGCAGCGTCGGTTCCATTACTTGTAAGAGCCGTATTAGCCGCCCCAATAGTTAATTCAGCGAGGGTGGCAGTCCACGTCTCTTCAGCGGCCTCGCAGGTTGTTTGATTTATATACGCCCCGTTACTACACGAACCAGCAGATGAGCCGCCATAGATAAGACTGCCTCTTGCCAAACCTGTCATCTGACCGATGCTTACTGTTCCCCAAGAAGCATCAGTTCCGTCACTCGCAAGAAACGTATCAGCCGCCCCTTTAGCTAAGTATGCGGGGTCTCCGCTTGCGTCACCATAGATAATGCTCCCTCTTGTCAGGCCCGCCATCTTAGCAAGCGTAACGGCATTATCCGCTATCATAGCGGTGGCTACTGTGTTCCACGTCGCATCCGTTCCGTCAGACTGGAGTACGGTGTTGGCTGAACCAACAGCTAAGTATGCGGGATCTCCACTTGCATCGCCATAGATAATACTACCTCTTGTTATGCCTGCCATCTTAGCAAGAGTAATTCCATTATCTTTTACTCGTAAAGCGTCCGAATCGGTTTCGATTGTGGAACCATCAACATTGACAGCTAATACAGAGGAAGAAGCCGCTAGACCATCGCCAGCAAATAGTGTTGCTAAATCAGAAAGTGCTTCTTTTTTCGCCGTTCCGGTTGCGCCACCATCTAAGAAAAGAATGTAATCGCCATTAGCTATTGCGGCCTCGGCAGCTTCTTGCAGATCAACATTAAATGTGGTGCCAGATAAATCTAATAGATCACCAGCACTGTATGTAGTGCCTGTCCTAAACTCACCAGCATCAACCTTTTTTAATGCAGAGTCAGTATTGTCCCACAAGAGAAGATAATCAGCATCTTCACTAGTTACATCAACAAGACCACTTATTACGTTTGCATTAAGCATTGCTGTTTCAACAGCGCTATTAGCAATAGTAATTGCACCAGCAGAACTAATTGTTACATCGCCAGAAATAGCAACGGGATTATAATTTGTGCCATCAGCCACAAGAACATAGCCACTGGTGTTAGTTCCCATAAACAAATCATCACCACCAACCGTAAGATCGCCAGCTATGTCAACATGACCGGGAATTGTTACGATTGACGCGGCCCCGGCCCCGATTGTTACATCTATCTCGCCGTCAGTCGCGTGTTCTCCTTCTAATATCAATCCGGCTGTTAGCGCTGTATTAGTTCCATCGCTCTCAGCAACATAAAATTCTAATTTACCAGCTTCGTCAGTCTCATCAGATTCGCTAATGGACGCCACGATCTTAGCAAAGGCTGTATTATTATTTCCTTCATCTTCGCCGTAAAATGTAATCTGACCCAATACTTCGCCATCTTCTGTGTCAGCGGCATCCTTCAAGAATTGTAATTCACCTGAAGACGTTTTGGTCGTGTGGGTAGTTTTAAGGGTTAGTATGGGCTTGCCATCAGAAGAGGATGTTATGAGTGCATCATTTCCGTCGAAGGTAAAGTTGGCTTCGGCGTTCATTGCGTCTGTGCCGGTGGCTGTTAAAATGTAATTATTGGCACCATTGGTCATAAAGTCTGAAACATCAACCGATATCGCATCTGCTGCTACATCAATGCCCGTTCCCGCACCTATGTCTAATGTTGCGCTACCAGATGTAGCCCCACCTGTTAAACCAGCACCAGCTACCACTGCCGTAATGTCACCACTACCACCAGAAGCCCAAGCAATATCAGTACCGTCAGATGTTAAAACATAAGTATCACTTCCAATGCCTAAAGCGGCAGGGTCGCCACTAGCATCTCCGATAATTATACCACCTCTAGTAATACCCGCCATCTTACCAAGGGTTACTTGATTATCAGCAATATGTGCCGTGTCAATCGACCCAGCAGCGTAATGTTCTGAATCAATTGCGTCATCTGCAATATGAGCATTGTCGATGCTTCCATCTTTGTAGTGAACACTATCAATACCATCTTCTAAGAGGGTTAATACTTCTCCAGCAGTCTGGTCTGCTGTAGCACTAGCTTCTATACCATCTAACTTAGTTTGGTCAGCAGTTAAAAAAGTACCAGTAGTTGCTTTGACTGCTGCAATTCCAGCCAACTCGCTATCCATCAATGCACCTGCCGCAGTTACATTGGTGGTATCAGTTACATCTGCACTTGCTTCAATGGCATCTAGTTTAGTTGCTTGGTCATCACTCATTATTCCCCAAGCTGATGTTGTAGCAGCGGGAAGAGCGACGTTGGTGCCATCACTAGACTCTACAGTTAGGGAAGTCCCATTAGCTGTAGCAGAAAGATTTGTAGATACGTTTGTTACTTTAGCTGTGTTAGCTACAACAGCCGTTTCTAAGTTAGCTACGTTCGGAATTGCAACTGTACCTGTAAACGTTGGGCTAGCAATTGGTGCCTTGGTTCCTAATGCAGTTGTTATTGTGCCTGCATAACTTGCATCATCATTTATTGCTGCTGCCAATTCATTTAGGGTGTCTAATGCTCCCGGCGCACCACCAATCAATGCATCTATAGCTGCCTGTACACCTGCTGGTGTAACGGCCCTAGCTGTGTCAGTTCCTGTAGTTGTTTCTCCGGTTGTAGCTAACTCGACACCACCAACCACTGTAACGGAGGCGCTTGGTAGAGTGTAATTGTTAGCGTTTGCGGCTATACCGTCTAGTTTACTTTCATCTGCCGATAGAAAAGTACCTGTAGTCGCTTTAACTGCTGCAATACCAGCTAATTCGCTGTCCATCAATGCGCCCGCTGCGGTTACATTGGTAGTATCAGTTACATCTGCACCATCTTCTACATTAGCAAATGTCAATACTTGTGCTTTAGTTAATTCTTCAATGACTCCATCAGCACCAGATACTCTTCCTAATATTCTTTCATCAGCAGAAACATTTTGTATTTTAGCATAGGTTATTGCGTCGGCAGCTACTGTTACTACTCCAGCATTAGTGCAAGTCACGTCACCGCTCAAAGCGAAAGAACTATAATCTGTTCCGTCTGCAATCAAGAAGTGAGTTGTCGTTGCTGCCAAGCTATCATCAAATAGCGCAATTTTAGCACCTGTAATTGCATCGTCAGCAATGTATGCGGTGGCAATCGCAGTACCATTCCATACTCCTGTGGCAATAGTTCCTACGGAAGTAACTTGAGTCTGAGAAGCGTCTATACTAAGGCTGTCTCCGGTGAGAGTAATACCAGTACCGGCAGCTAAGTTAGTATCCGCGCTAATATCAACAGTATGCGAAAGATTACCCGAAGCGTCAAGATGGACAGCTTTACCCGCAGGATAAGTGCCAAACACAGTATGCGTGCCGCTAGTAAGCACTATTTTAGAACCAGTGCTGCTAGCAAGAAGTGTGGTGCGGGCAAGAGTGTCTGGGGAAGCGTCGGTAATAGTACCAATACCAACTTCCCACGCAGTACCATTAGCGTCTTCAATAGCGTAGTATGTAGTATTAGTAGTACCTATACCAGCTACAAAAGTTTGAAAACCACCTACAGCACCAGCAAGGCTAACTGTACCCGTACCGGTAGTGGTAGTAGTCTCTTTTACTCTATCTTTTACTACTAGAGCCATAACGATCCCCCTAACTAAAAACTGAGTTCGGAGATTTTAAGCAAATGTGATATCTAGATCACCAGCGTTAAACTTAAAAACGTCGCCATTTTTAACGTCTCTCGCTGTAGTCAAAGACCCATGAAGTAAAACATTACCAGCGGAAGCGTGGTCTGAAACAATTACACCAGACACATTTCCCCAATTAGCAGTAGCTGTTGGAAAAGTAATAGCGCCAGTATTTTGTGTTGCTCCATCGCTTGGAGCATCCCATGTAGTTACTTGAACTCTTGCATACGCACCACTACTAGGTTCTTGAGTAAGAGTACCGGCTTCCACAACGGCGGCGTCGTAATACTCAATAAGACCCACATAAACGGTAGTTCCGGGGGTCGTATAGGCTGTATTTCTCAAAACATGATTAGCGATCTTGTTTTCGAGATATGTTGACATAGCTGACATATTTTATGTCTCCTCTTTCTAGAAAGATATTAATTCTGTTCTTTTCCAAATATTGGTTTCTACACAAACATAAAGGTGGTATATATCATCGGCGTTTTTGGCAAACTTTGCCTCACCCTTAACACAAGCCTCAGTTGCGCTAGCTGGTATTGTGCTATCCCAAAAAAGCAAAGAGTCACCAACGTCTGTAAAAACACTTCTAATGTCTGATGGGCTAATTTCCCCAATATTATTATCTGGCAATAGGCCGCTAACTTGCGATGTTAGCTCTGTTTTAGTTCTTTTGGTCATATAAAAGTAATCCAATTACATTTCTATTATTCCATAGTATTATACACCATATAAAAAAACCGCCCCTATAAATAGAGGCGGTCTTCTCTCGTTGACTGTATAACCTACGATTCTTAGAAAGAACCAAGCAGGATACGTCTGTTATCCAGAACGGCAAAGCCAATTTCAGCCCAACCATAGAATCCAGCGCGTTGCTGACGATGCAGGGCATCATCTTCAAAGATCTGAACATCTTGCTTGACAGGCATGATAAAGCTGTCATTTGCAGATCGGTCAAGACCTACTACGAGTTCAGGATCAGTACCGTTCAGGCTACCAGAAAGCTGGTTAGCAAAGAACAACTGATATTCCTGAGATTCACCCATTTCGTCCATGTCGTGGAGGTTCACGCCAAAAACGCGAGTGATTGCAGAGGCATCGTCACCAGCCTGATAAATTTCTCGACGAGTAATCTCGTCAACCTGATCCATACCCCAGTTGCGGATGTCCTCAAGGGCTTCCGGCGAGAGGTAAATGTCAGTCAGACGACCGCGATTCAACGAACCAGTGTTACCACCAGCATTACGTCGCATAACAGTCTTCATCAGAGAAATCAAACGCTTGGTGAACTGACCATCGGCTGCGTCAGCGTCATAGACCAAAACATTTCGGTCAACGCCAGCGGCCAACAGTGTGTGCCATCCGTCATCATTCATTTTCTTGACAAAGCCAGCTTCGAGAACTTGCATTGCGCGACCCACAACATCCCAACGGGCTTCGCGGGCATACCGAAGAAGGTAATCAATCGAGGAAGCAACCGTATAGGTTGGAACCATGACGTAATCGCCTTCAACAGCACGTTCGGGAATACGACCGTGACCGGGATTAGTGTAAGCCACATGATCGTTCTCTGTGCCGGGGGCCAAGAGATCAAGTGGAAATTCAGCAGCAGAACCGGGAGCCATTTGGATCTTTTCAAAGATACCATCAAGAACGTCGCCTACTAAAACACCCTTACGAAGGGGGCTTTCCAGAGCAACCGCCAGTTCTCGCTGTGCAGCAAGAGCCTCATTCTTATCGGCGCTACCGGAGCGCTGAATGAGTTCGATAAAATGATCATCGGGTTTAGTCATTCTACTCATTTTTATAGTCTCCATTTAAGGGTTAATTTTATACGTCGGCGGCAGCAGCAGCGGCCTTATTCATTGCTTGCGGCAGATTAACTTCTACTTTTGCGTAGCCATCTTCGTCCTTGGAGGACATAAAACGACCAACAACACTGTACTTAGTATCTGCTACGGAAGCTGCTACAGCAAACTTACCAGTATCGGCATCATCAAGATATGCAAGAACGCCAGCCGTAGGCACGCCTTCAATCTGATCAGTGACGATATAACCCTTCTTCAGGAGGCTAACTTTGCCGCCCTTCTGGACTTCGTCTTTGTGCCAGTTGATATGCTGGCGGGTGAGGTCGAGGTTAACCACATCATTGAGCAGGACTCCGACTGGGATATTAGTAGTTGTTGCAGCGGCAACAGTTACCAACGCTCCAGCCTGATCCATTGCAGCCCCAGAACCAACGGTACTGAGAACAACGATCTGGCCTCTTTCAGCCGTTTCATTCATGAAATAGCTAATGTCGACATCGAGTTCATGTCTATCTGCTTTTAAAGCCATTTTAATGTCTCCTTAAAAAACATATTACTTATTAAGAGTTGCCGTGGAACGAAGTACGTTAGTTTCAAGCCACTCACTAACGCTTGCTTGCAATTCTTCAGAATTGTCGCCAGCATCAGCTAGGGCAGCTTCAACTTCTTCTTCTACATCCTCAAGAATTTCAGCTTCAGCTTCAGTTTCAGCTTCGTCAGTTTCTTCTTCCGTGGCTTCGTCAGCCTCGGTAGCTTCTACTTCTTCAGCTTCTACTTCTGCTTCTTCGCCACTACCCTTCTTCTTGGGGTATGACATGCCGTCCTTCTTCTTCTTCTTGTCTTCGTCTTCGTCGTCTTCGTCCTTTTTCAGCCACGGAGGAAGCGCGCCCTTTTTCTTTGCAGAAATAAGGATAACAACCTCTTCAAACATTTCGTCGCTCGCTTCGGCAAACCTTTCAATAGCTGCGTCAGCTTCTTCGCTGTCCAAACCAGCCTCAAGAAGCAAGCTCTTACGAGCAAACAATCTCTTTTCAGCTTCGTGGGCTTCGATCTTTTCGTTGGCAGTAGCCAACTCTTCATCCTTCTTAGCGATTGCTTCTTCAAGTTCGGCAACCTTAGCTTCAGCAGCTTCTACAGCAACTTGAGCGTCGGCAACAGCCGTGTCTTTTTCGGAAACAGTAGCTTCAAAAGCTTCAATCTTCGATTGAAATTCTTCGTCTTTTTGCTGAGTGATTTCGGCTTTAAGGGCGTCGTGCGCCTTTTTAGCCTGAGCCAATTCAGCCTTAAGCTCGTCTACTTGTTCTTTGAGAACCTCAGACATATCTTTATTCTCCATGTTAAAACTAGAGTTAATTATTTGTTCTGCTTGCGAACCTTCAAAGGGGTCAACGTCGTTAAGAATCACGCTGCGCGGATTGGCAGGATTGTTAACAAGTCCTTTCCCAGAAAATGCAATATTCCTTAAAAGTCTTCCTACGGTATATCCTTCATATTCCCCCGTTCCTCCATATGCTCTTAAATGTTTAGTTAAAAATGCGGACGCTTCGTCTCTTGATATAACCTTCTTTTCTCCCTTGGGAGTAATAACGGCGTAATCAAAATTCTTAAAGAGGCATTCCATAGAAACAAACCATTTGCCCTCTTCAATTTCCGAAATTATTTTCTCCATTCTTTCTTTTAGCTCTGACGTTGTCCAGCTATTGTAAAGAACCGCGCTTGTTGCAATATCGAACCTATTAATAGTATCAATATTTTCTACTTCTTGCCCATTTTCGTCAATAACAATACTACTTGTTATATGGCCAATAATATCTGATTCGTCATGCATAAAGTTGAACTGCTTGTCAACCGGAGTATCTTTAGCAGACCAAGTTTCTTTTGTGTCAAAAACGTCATCGTTTTTATTCCAACCGGTAGAAACCAGAATAGAATTCAAATAATAAAGATCAAGTTGGTCTTTATCTTCCGCTAACGTTTCTTCTTGAGCAAAAATAATTTGTCTAATGTCTTCTTTTTGTTTCTTGCTCGGTATATATATGGTCACCGGGGAAGCGTATGCCACGCTGCCGCTTGCTTTAATAGCTTCTTCTAGTCCCGAATCTAGTTCGCTTTGATATATTTTCATTTATTACCTCAAAATAATATACACCATAAAGAAAAATTATTGTTGGAAACGTTAAGCTGTTTTACTTAAAGCATAACCCGACACATTGATTTGTCTTGCTTCATCAATGGTTGGCTGTCTTTCGTTTCTATTAAGAAAGTCTTCTTTAAGGTTTGCAAGCATCTTTGCTAAACTAGACTCAAGCCTTAAGGGTTGTTTAAGTAGGCTGTTGAGAATCTCTGGGGTAATCTCAACAAAGGGTTCTATATTACACAGAATGCACAGTTTTAAATGTTCAAGTTGATCCATCTCGCTTTTGGTTAAAGAGCGGAGGCTAGCTTTTCCATAATGCGCCAACATCGCTGGATTAACAAATTCGGACACTTTTGACTGTGCTTCGGTTGCCCAAATAGTAGTGTTAACTAGATCAAAAGATTTAACGGTTTTTCTAGGGGTCACTTCTCTTTGCTTTCTTTTTTCTTTATCTTTTGCGTTTTTTGGCCTTCCATCTTCTGGCCTTCCGGTGGGATCAAACTCCTTTTGCTTCTCTTGCTGTTTATCAAACTTCTTTTGATCTCGTTCATCCTGCTTGTCTCTTATTTCATCCTTGCTATCCTGAATTTCATCATCACTTCTTCTATCTTGGGGGTCGGTAAGGGGGTGATCTCCCGTGTCGTCGCAAGGAACAATACCAACATCTTCTGGAGAAATCATATCCTTAGTCAAAGCAATCTTTTCAAGATCATTGCGATGTTGTGGATTATGATAAGGACTAGCTTTTTGCGGCAAAGATTCCTTCTTCCTGTCTTTTACTTCTCGACGAATTCTAATCTTTTCAATTTCAGGAATTTCCCCAAACCTCTCAACGAGCGTTTCAGAACTAATAATGTTTCTATCCGAGAGTTGAATAAGCAGGTTCTTTTCAGAGGCTTCGTCAGCAAGAACCATCTGGTCAAAATGAATTTTGGCCGGTAGCCTGAACCCCATAGCTTTTTGAACTATCTCTAATTCGTGATCCCACCAGTTGACCAGTATTTGACGACCATATTCCAACCTTTCGACAAGAGTTTTAAGACTAATAAAATTATTAGTAAAGCCGCCGCCAGTGCTGGCCATGCCGGTGAGGGTAGGAGGAATACCAAGACCAGCATATATATTTGTAAGTACCGGCTCATATTTCTCCTTTCCCAAGAATCTAAAAACTTGAGTGCTGGATTCTGTAAACTTTAATTCCGGCCCCCACACAAGATCCATAGTGCCACCGCCGACATTGCTCGCTAGTATGTCTCTTAGCTTATTAATGGCGGCTTTGGTTGGCAATATCTTATTGTCTAAATCTCCAAGGCTCCAAAGCCTTATGTTAGAAATGGCTCCATCAAGAGCGGATATATCAGCTAGCTTCATCTTCTCCAGCATGATAATGTCGTCAAGTATGGCATAAATCATGGGATTAGCCCAAACTAGCCAATCGTCTTTCTTGTAAAAATGTACTGATACCTTTTCTGGATCTAATGGTATGGTAGTTCGACCATCTTTAATGGCCTGCAATATGTCTGGAGGAAGCATGGCTGTTAGATTTCTGTGCTGAGGAGAGCCTCCATTAATTCCCTTATTAGTTAAACCCCGAACAAGTTTAGACACTTTTAAGGCATACCGTGGTTGCCCAACAAAAGTAGCAAGCTCATTGCCAATAACCTCAATAGACATAGGATTTAAGAAATCAAACTTCCAAGGGATTTCTCTTCTGTTAACTTTCAGATCAATTATTTTCATATCAACATCGCCCACCGAACGAAGCTGTTTTTCTGTTTTCTTATTTATCTTTGCGGTTCTTCTTTTTACTACCACGTTTCCACATCTGTACAGCGTATTTAGAAATCTTTCCGTTCGCTCTCTACCACCAACCTTTTTAAACCACGCGCGGAAAAACTTTTCAATTCTCTTGTTTGGATGGACTATAGTGATGCCCTGCCCCGCAAAATCAGCCATAAGATCAATAACATTCCGAATTATTCCAACCTTGTCATATGCAGCCATGCACAGCTTTATTGCTTCTTTTTGCTGCTTAGGTACAGATTCTTCTGAACGAAATCGGTTATAATCATGTCTGGTAAAGCTTGTTCTTACCGAGCGATTGGGTTCTATATCAAGAAAAGACCTGCGGTTATAAGCCACGGACTTTTGGATACCATCATAAGCATCAATATTGTCTGCTATATCAGAAAGAGCTTGCTGCTTACCAGATTCATCAGACCAAGTAACAAAAGATTGTACTTTTTCTTGATCTTTTATTGGGTTGTCGTCGGGCATTATTCTACCTATTGAATTGTAATTGGAATGATGGCAAATTAATCTAAATGATTATACACCAAATTAATAAACATCCCTCATTCCCTCTGTAAACCAAGCTGGCCCCACATATTCTGGGCCGTCTGTTTTGCCTTTTATTCCTCCTGCAAAACCACCAATAGTATCATAAACAGGGGGAGGCGGTACGCGCAATATCTTTCTTGCAGACATGTTCGCCATAATCAAAGAAGAATATCTATCTTTTCTTAGGCGGTCTTTTCTTCCACCGGGAAGTTTAACTTCTGGCGTATCCCATTTATCCCTACCACTTACGGTTTGCATCATAATTATCATAGAAAGCTCGTCTTTAAGCTCCTCGATCTCCATAACACAGTCTTCCAGCGTGTCGTATATTCTGCTTTTTAATTTATCGTCAGATATGGCAAGGCCCAATGTTGCTGAATCAAAGTATGGAAACAAAACCGTTTTATCCTCAAAGTCTTTTCTCAATCCATGATTAGCTTCACCAACCCAGTCAGCTTTTGCAAATTGAACCATTTCTACAATATGTAGTCCCGGTTCACCATCGGTGTCTTTTTCTTTCTTTTCGTCGATAGTAGGCCAAATAGCCAGTTCGCCTTCTTGAATTTTGTCTTTATCATGTAGCGCTTCAATAATAGCAATACCGCCCCCTTGTGCATCTAATGCAATTTCTTCACACGGGAACACCTTCATTAAGTCTCTAATTTTTCTAGAGCAGTAAGAATAAAAGTCTGTTTCGTCAGCGATCCCTGCTTTTATTTGTTCCCTGTGTCTACCCCTGTTTGTTGTCCAGCAATAAACAATCCTGCTATGGTCTTCGTGGACTTCCATAACCACTATAGAAAAATTATCTACTTCAGAGGCTGGGTCAATTCCATACACATATCTACAATTTGGATTGCCAGTAATTGCGGATTGAAAGTTGACTTCTCCGCTTGGCAAACTAATCGGGTTTTCAGGAGAAACAACACAGCTTTCTATTAAAGAACGTTTGAAAAACCCATGACTGTCCGTAGCAAAACATGCTCCAAATTCCATCTGATAAATGCCAGAATGAACAGTGGCTTTAGATCTAGCCACCTGAGCGGCGTCCATGAATCCTTCTGGCAGAAGCTCGAAAGGAACACGAATGATAGAATACTGCCGCCAATCAAAGTCTTTTGGAACTTCATCTCCTCCAAATATTTCGGCTAGCTTTTTAGGATGCCCCTTGCTTTGGATAATTTGTTTCCACTTTTTCCAATATTCAGCAAAGTGATTAAAGTCGTAATAAGCAGTACCAGAAAGTATGATTTGGTTTCCAAGCCCCTCATAAATTGTCTGCTCGTTATTTTCTACTTCTCCAAGCTCTATGGCCTTTTTTTGTGATGCTAGTCTTCTTACATTTTCTACTGGAGAGGCGGTAACGGCAGCAAAACCAGCCACAACATTTTCAAATATTTCGCGTGGAATAGATGCAAATTCATCTGCAATGATATCGTTGGCACGTTGACCACGAATTTTAGTACCGTCGCCAAGGGGGAGGCATGTTACTGTGCTTTCACCTATCGTCAACCTACACATATCAACACCACGTCTAGGCCCGCCATCACTACCAACAACATCTCTCAAGATTGGAGAATTTCTCCATATTCCATCCATGTATTCAAAAAGAATCTTAGACTGTCTAAAAGCGGCACCAACAATAATAATTTTTCTTCCCGGCATTAATAAAGCACGAAGAATCGCATAGACAGATAATATAAAAGACTTTCCAAAACCACGACTGGCTATAAGCATTGGAAACTTTCTATTCCACATTTCTCTAAGCATTAAAGATTGAGTGGGAAGAAGATCTATATTGAACATCTCCTTGCAAATGAATGAGAAATATTCTGGAGTGGTCATCAACCACGTTAGCTTGGTTGTAAATTCTTCCTCAGTTTGAACACTGAATGGATTGATTATTTTTGACTCATCTACTTTAAGATTAAGCCAAGCGTCATTAATCGCTTTTATATTTTCAGTTTGATTGCTCACGTAGGAGTATCTCCGATACTTCGTCAAATATCATAATTGCTCTTTCTTCTGCATGTTCTTTGTTTTCACAAAAGATAACTTGAACTCCGTGGTTCTCTTGATATTCGCAAAGCTTCTTCCACATAAATTTACCATTCATTCTTACATATTGGATTTGCTTTTTGGGAATCCCTGAGTTCTTAGGGAAGTTCATTAGATCGTCTATGGAAAATTCACAAATAATATACTTCCAACGAAAGTTAGCCATGCGTTCAATTTCGGCATCGAATGCTTTTCTTTTTTTTCCGAGGTTAATAGCTAATTCGCTCGTGGAAGCCTTTCGCTCAATAACAAGCTCTTTTTCTAAGCCTCTGGCTGTATAATCACCGGTCTTTAAGCCCCACCTAGCAACGGCTTGACATCTATCAAAAGATTCAAAATTCCAACCGTTTTTTTCTCTAGTGTCTTTTAGGACTATATATTTTTGTGTCATACTTCTTGCTTCCGCATAGAAAAGCCCCTGTAGGCATGAGTGCCACCAATGTCCTCAAATTCTATACTATTAAAGTCAATAATTTGGCCATAGATATACCTACGATTTAATTCATCAACTGGATGATAATCAACACCGGCAGAATGCGTTGTGTTGTAATTCATAGAAACAACATGGCTTTGTTTTGGGCAACATATAAGATTTTTAGATATTTTATCTCTATTATTTTGTGTAAAGTTTTCTATCTTCTGTGGCAATATCGCCCACTGGTTCGTTGTTTTGGTAAAATCATTATTGTCAAATAAATCCAAAACATCTTGGGTTTTGTATATGACGCCATCCCAACTAAAACAAAAACCATAGTTATCGTGTGGGCTATATTCCTTGAATTTATACTTTATAAAATCTCCATCTTCAGAAACTGAAGCTATTGGCTTTTCTGTATTCTCCGTGGTGTTGTTTCCTAGACGCAGGCTTAAGCACCAAGTATCACTATCCATCTTGGATATCAACTCTTCAGGAGAAACTCTTAGGGGCTTGTAGAAAATACAATCATCCATAAACAAAGCAAAATGGCCATCTTGATGTTTTTTTAAAAAATGATAGAAATCAAATAAGAGATACGTTTCTCTTGTGAAGGTGGCTTGAGGAAATTCTGCCTTTACTTTTTCGTACCCAGTTTCAAACTCTAGCGTGGTTGCAACCCATACAACATGAGGCTTAAAAATGCCAGTGGCATTAAAATAAAGACTTTCTAGAAGAAGCCTTAATTGACAAGCTCTATTTTTACTTACTATCAGTGTTGGTATTGTCATTGTTGTTTCTAACTAAATCCATAAACAAAGGTTCGTATTGAGCCTCAGACCCCGTTATTTGCTTGTGGCATCTCCAGCATAGGGTAATTCCATTATCAACATCATATCTTAGATACGGAGCATCTGCCCACCTTTTTATGTGATGGGCGTTTAATGCTTTCTTATATCCACATCCGGGCATTTGACATTTACGCTTGTCTCTAGAGAAAACCCTCTTTCTCCATTCGGCGTAAACGGGGTCGCTGTAATCTCGTCTCATTAAACTTATTTTCCCATAGCTGCTCTAATAGCGTCTATATTTTCTGGAATAACATTGCTTTCCTGATGAATAGCCTGCAAATAAAACAGTTTGTTTTTTGCTACACCAACTGTTTCTTCCCAGATGCAAATATCTGGCATGTCTCCTCTAGAATGACCTAAGTCTTTTGCGTATTCTATTATTTCTGCTGTGGATCGTATCCCTTCGGTGTTTTTTACAATCCGAACTCTCTCGGTATTATCAAACAATTCTATCACATCACATAAAGCGGCTTCTTCTACTAAGTCTATTGTAACACTATGCATGTGCATAACGGTTGTGGGAACGGTCATAGACGTGGTAAATATCTCTATGTGAGGAAGAACAGTTTGGACATCAGGCCCGTGATGTGAAGGAAGTTCTAAGGTTGGAACAATAGCATTAATAGGGCCGTGATATATATCCCAAGGGTCAGCGGCCCTTCTTACTATTGTTGCGTGAACACTTTCGACACCATACCTTTTATCTATAGCATGTAGGGTTCTGCAAAGGCCGGTGGTATTACAGCTAACCACTCTTATAAAATCAGAACCAAGAGCCTCATCGTAGTTGCATTGAGAAACAAAGCTCTTTCCTACGTCTGATTTTTCTCCCCCCTGAAAGATCGCTTTAGTTCCCCAGTATTTGTACCGATCTTTGTTTTTACGACCAATGCCTTTTGGTGCGCAGTCTACAATCACATCACACTGCGCAATTAAATCATCAAAGACTCCTGCTATTGGTATATCATGCCATGACATTAGAAGAAAAGATTCTACAGAAAATATTTTTATTCCCTTTTTGCATGCCGTCTCAATTCTATAATTATAAGTATTTGCAGTAATACCAACAAGCTCCATGTCATCTTGCAATAATACAGCGTCTGCCACACGCTTGCCTATTGTTCCATATCCAACTACTCCGACTTTAATCATATATCTCTCACGATTTAAGAGGCCAGAAAACATGACCACATAAAACACCAATTGCAAAGGATATTATAGGGTGTTCACAAGATATTGTATATACTGCATAACTAATTGTGGCGTTTAGATCTTTGGCAAAAAACATAACGGCAACATCCCAAATAAAGATGGTGCAGAATACAAGAATAATTAAAAATTTAGTTACGTTCAAAAAGTCCATTCATCCACCCCCGCACTAAAGGTGATATTGTTTTTTTGCTCTTCTAGAATTTTTTGTCGCTCTAATTGACACTCTGGACAATGATCATAAAAATCTTCTCCGTGGGGCTTTGCAAAATGGTGAAGACTTAACATTCTGAGATTGATCATGTTTTGGCCCATCATTAGTCGGCTCATGCCTTCATAGACTTTGGTCTTAAACTGTTCATCTTCTATTTTACTGGGGCTTTCGATATTTATTTCATATGGCTTTTTCGAGTTGTTTTTATAAATGGTATACCCAACCGCTATGGTTGCAGTAAAATTTAACAACAAGAGGAATATAATCACTTTTTTCATTACTGCCTCTTTTCTAATTTATAAATGTCGTTTAAATTTTCCTCCTTAAGTCTTTTGCCGTTAGGCATAAGGTCTAACTTTCAATAACTTTGTAACTTTTACTTCGTTGCGCAGGTCTTCTTCGAGATATTCAACAATCTCTTCGCTTATTCTTTCGTTTATAATTGCATCTTTTAATTTGTTGTAAGCCTCAAAACAAACAGAATCAGGATCGTTACCGTCTACAAAATACATATTTTTAGCAGTAACGCTTTTTTTAATACCCATCTTTTTGAGGGCTTGAAGTGCCGTCTTGTTTATTTCCATTGAAACTTTGTATATCATGTTGAACCATTCTTATAACTAGACCCTCGAAATCTATTCTAGGCTCCCAGTCTAATCTTCTTTTTGCTTTGTGCGCAAAGCCCCTTAAATATGGAACTTCAGAAGGTCGTTTCAATTTTTCATCTATTTCTATATAATCTTTGTACTCATTAATATTTATACACTGAAAGGCTAGTTTTACATAATCTTCTACTGAATAGGTCTTGCCTGTAGCTACGACAAAATCCATTGGTTCTTCTTGTTGTAGCATTAACCACATGGCTTTTACATAGTCTTCCGCATGACCCCAATCGCGTTTGGCAGATAGATTCCCAAGTTGAAGGTTGGGAATACTACGACCCCCTTGGGTCGCCCAATGCAGATTTGCAACGTGGCGGCTTATCTTGCGCGTCACGAAGCGCTCTCCGCGCCTTTCGCTCTCATGATTGAACAATATACCTCCGCAGGCGAAGAGGCCGTAGGAGTCCCTATAGAGCCTCACAGAGTGATGAGCGGCCAGCTTTGCTATTCCATACGGAGACTGGGGATTAAATTTGGTATGTTCGTCTTGGTATTTTTCTTTATGGTGGAGATTGTATTGATCTCCAAACATTTCGCTGCTACTTGCTTGGTAGAACCGTGGACGGTTCCCCATTGAACGAATTACTTCGAGAATATTCATGCAGCCTTGTGCTGTCACGTCCCAAGTTAATTTCGGCTGGTCAAAGGATGTCCCCACATGAGACTGAGCCGCGAGGTTGTAAATCTCGTCGGGCTGAACTTCGTTCAGGAGTCGATAGATGCTTCCAGAGTCAGTTACGTCACCCTGAGTCAGGCGAAACTGTTTTTGTGTTAATAAGTGGTTTACTCTGAGAGTGTTGCTTACCGAAGTTCTACGGGCTATTCCATATACTATGTAGTCTTTGGAAAGTAGTAATTCAGATAGGTATGATCCGTCTTGTCCTGTTACGCCGTATATGACAGCTTTTTTCATTTGAATATATTATCACTTAGGTTTAATGCTTCTTCGTATTTATTTATAACCATTTTATAGTATGGATGTGTTTCCATTTCTTTATAGCGATTGTTTACATCCATTTGGGAGGCACTTTTTAAGTAGTCCATGCCGGTAAAAGAGCTTCCACCTCCAAATATAGACAGTTGGTCTTTTGCCGCGTCGGTGAATGTATATCCTAGATCATTACAGATGGCCTTCCTATAGAGCCTGCTAGTGGCCCAATCGTTAAATATTATATAATAACAATCAGGTTTATCATAATTTAGAAGGTGGTCTTTGTATACAGAAACTTTTTCATCATCAATATAATCAGACATGTACCCAATGGAATCAATGGGGTTATCACGTTCGGCCATCTTGATACAACTTGCGACCCAGTTTCTAAAGTCACGAATCACCACCACTATTGGTTCATTAAAAGAAAAGGGGGATTTGTATGCTTTAAAAAGCGTATCGTTAATCTTATCTTGTTCGTGAGTAATAATTAAACCAGAAGGTTTAACTTCGGAAATTATTGAGGGGAGCTTTTCTTTGTCGGAATGTTCATTGGGGCCAGTTTTAAGAGGGTTATTGGCCATCATATAGAGATTGCTATCATCACCAACAACAAACAGCCAGCGAGTTATGGTTGAGATTGAAAAATCTGTTATGCCTTCTCTTTGGTGTAGTAACCATACCGCGACTGCGTGATGTCCAGTACGATGCATACTGACAATCAAATCAGTTTTCATTAGTCTTCCTTAACGCTATCGGGCGTTAAAAATGGTTGATCTATTGTTCCATCTTCGTATTTGTGATATTCAGACAGTCTTTCGACCTCCTTGTCGGTTGCTAGACGCATTTTTTCCATTTGAACACCAATTGAACGCCTAGCTTCGGGGTTAGACATGAGATTTCTTACCCACCCAATAAAGGTTTGCTTGGAATCTTCCAGTCTTTTAATGCGTTGTTCACGGGTAGCCTTCAAATCTTTAAGCATGGAAGCCTTTTTTGTTTGCAAATCTTTGTAGTCGCGGGTTAAAGACTCTTGAGCGGCTCTACAAACAGCAACTTGGCGCTCTAAATTAAAAATATAGTCCCTATCTTGTATCTCTAAGGCTTTGGCTTTCTCGACTGTTACCAATTCTTCGTAGTTTTGAATGTCTTTCATGTTGGTTTGTTGGCTTATTAAGGCGCGGTTCATCAAAATTTCGAGTTTGATAGCGTCAATTATTTGCAATTCCTCTGTTGGAAGTACGTCATCGCGGAATTGGGTGATGATTCTGCCCCAGTGATAGAGTAGAGACTCTAATTCTTCTTCAGAAAATTGCTTTTGAAGGTCTTTCCAGAAGGGGCGACCCCGTAAATCACGTAAGGCTTCGATTTCTCGCTCTTCCAAAAGCGTGCTACCCAGTTTTGAGTTCACGTAAGACTCAACGGATACAGAATCCCTGTCCAAATGAGTGGCAATTTCGTGAATTGACATCTCTTTGTGATTCTCTTTGATAAATTCTTGCTCTGTCTTAGAAAATCTACCCTTCTTCATGGCCATAGCCTCGCAGTATTTCGTTGATTTCTTTGATAATTTGTTCTCTTCGTGGTTTAGGGACGTATGTTCCGTCTCTAATCCGTAAGTAGTCAGCCCTAAAGATGACATCTAAATGCTCATCTATAATATTTAGTATCTCTTTGTCGGCCACATCTTCTATGAAATCGTCAGTTAGGCGCATATTTTTCTCACTTTCATCTCTGATATTGGTAATATCGAGAGGTTCCATGAGGTGTTTCTTGCTGTTGTTCAATTGTTGTTGTTTATCATCGTTCTTTTTTTTGTTTTGACGATAATATTTGTCTCGTTTGAAATTATTCAAGCGATTTTTTACATGTACAGCAAGAAAGTTTTCCAAAGGACGACTTTCGTCGTACCTTTCAAGAGCGTCTAAGGCGATTATAAATGCCTCTTGTCTTATATCGTCAGGCTCAAAGTAGCCAAACTGAAATTTGTAGGCATATCTATCACAGATTTTGTTTATTACTTCGAGAACTTCGCTTTCTTTCATTCCCTTTGGTACTTTCATTAGCCTTCTCTGTCGTTAGTTCAGCATCTAGGGTGGTTTCTCCGCTTTCTAATACCGATTTTGCCTGTTCGGTGGGCGGGTCTTCCTTTTCAAGATCTTCTTCAACCGCTTTTTTGGCGCTCGCGGTTGCCTTTACGTGCATTTTAGATATCACGTCATAAATATTGGTCATGTATTATCCCTTTATGTGAGCTAAAAATAAAAGTTGCCATTATTATGTATTATACACACAAACTGTTTACAGTACACATTTTTGGACACAGCATGAAGCTAGATAATAACGAAAAGGAATTTATTAAGCGAATGGCTAATATGGTTAAGGACGCAGACCTAGCTAGCGAACTGACTAGAATCCGGTTTGAATTTGGAATTAGAGACAGAGTAACTATAGACCAAGTGCGAAAAGCCCGTTACAGTATGGGCATAGAAAAAGTGCGCGGTCGTGGAAGGTGTCACATAAAAAGGAACAATAATAATGAGTAACTATTTCGAGGTATACTTGGGCGGGGTTTTAGGAGCGGGGCAATTTGCCAAAGTGAGCGCAGAAGACTACCCCCTTATGAGCCAGCACAGTTGGCATCTAAACAAGGCGGGCTACGCCGTAACAAAGGTCAAGGGGCGGCACAGAGCGATGCACAGGATGGTTCTGGGGACGCAGAACCCCTATGTATTCGTTGACCACGTAGATAATGACAGGTTAAACAATACCCGTGACAATCTGCGTGAAATGACGCCGAAAGAAAATGCTAACAATATGAAATCGAACGTGAAGATTGAAGCATTTGGGGAAGAAAAGAATATAGCAGAGTGGGTAGACGATGAGAGATGTGAAGTTTCCTACGCTGCTTTTTATAACAGGCTAAACAAGGGTATCGACCCAGAAGATGCCATGCAGAAAAATGGCAACAAGCGAGCCTTGGAAACATAAACCGAACGCAGCGTCTTTCTAGCCCGGATCAGTTAGTAACTGGTTCGGGTTTTTTTGTTGCTTATGGGGGGAGTTTAGCTAAGACACAGCAAGAAGTTTCCGCTTTTTTTGCCTGAACCACCCCCGCTTATTGATACTAAGTATCAATAACCAATAGCAAAGATAAAACCCCACCCCCTACCTATAGGGGGGTAGGGGTAGTGGTAGGTGGTATCCACATGCATGCATTCTATTTTGCTTATTTTGAAAAAAAGGTTGTTCATGCTATTGACATATGACGATACTTATAATAGAATAAGGGCATGAGAAACAACAAGAGCAATAAGGAAAGCAACATGATTACCATGAGCAATAACAAAGTCAAGGCCGGTCAACTCAATGATACGATTACCGAATTGGTTGAGTTGATTGTAAAGTGTATCGACAAAGATACAACGTCGTTCGGTATCTCGCTTATGATTACTACCGGTATTAATGAGCTTGGTATACCAGTAGACAATCTTGATATAATTGAAAAAAAGGTTACTGATACTGTTGACATGAGTCGATAAGTATATATAATAAGGGCATGAGAAACAAGGAAACAACAATGAAAAACAAAGACATAACACTTGCAAATGAATACTGGAAGAATGCTTCCAAGCATACCAAAGATCAAATGTTCAACACGATCAAAAAGTGTGCATCGGCTGGACGTATTTGGACGTTCGCCACTCTTGAAGATAAAGACAAGTTATCAACCTATCGCGTACTCGCTTCCAAGATGGGTTACACAATGGGTACTTGGATGCTTCGCAAGAATGAAGTAACAGCTACCGCAACACTAAAGAAAACTATCTAGTCTCACCCCTTCCACAAAGCTTTACCACTTTACTATCTAGGAAAATTGAAATGATCGAAACAATCACAGCACTCGCCCTCTTTACTCCTGCTATCATGGCTTGGGTTCACCTTCACGTACAACTGATTATTGACCACTGTTAGGAAAATGAAAATGAGAAACAAGATCGAGTCAACCCTGATTATCGCAACCGCACTCACAGCCATCGGCACGCTCGCCATCTGGGGCGCATGGCTAATGGCTAGCATGGCAATCGCCTAGTCGAGCGGGTGAGGTAAGACTAGCAGTCTAGTTAAGCTTCACACTATCAGCTTAACTATACTGCTTGGACGTTCAAACAGATACACCGAGTGACACAATGAATAACAAAATAATTCCATAATGCTATTGACAATTACAATAAGTATAGTATAATAAGAACATGACAAACAACAACAACAACAACAAGGAAAACAAAATGACTTTTAAGATTAACGATAACGATAAGACAAGAGTGAGTAACCTCAACATGATGCTTCATGACAATGGCATAGACATCTGGATTAAGATGGATATGAATGACATGAGCAGATGTGAATGGAGATTCCTTAGTAGCCCATCACCTAATACCTTTGGCACAATGGATCAGCCATTGCACAATGGCGGTATCGGTGCATTGATCAATGACATGAAAGAGGCTTGCTTCAATCATGGTATCATGAAGCGTCCCGCACGCATGGGTACACGTAGCCATGTACGTGCAGCTATCAATGGTGTACCTATCTGGACAACAAGCAATGGAGGTTAAGCACATGAGCAATGTACTCTACTGTATCAAAGAGATGGCTATCATGTTCGCTCTGGTTAGCATGGTCATGGCTGCTGCTGCTGGTGGTGCATGTCTACTACTGCACACGCTGTAGGCTAGGCACACCACCACCACCACATGCCTACCCTATAGGCACACTGCCTAATAGGTGGGCAGGTCAGGTAAGACCAGCGGGTTAGTAGTGCTTCACAGTATCAGCACTACTAAGCCGCTAGGACGTGAAAGACCCCCCACCAAGGGGGTAGAGCCTATTGAGACTGATCTCAATAAGAAATAATGAAAAAAACTTTGAAAAAAACTGAAATTGCTATTGACAAATTGCAACAAGCATGTTATACTAAGAGCATGATAAAAAACAATAACACTAACGAAAGTAATAAAATGACATTCACAAAATACAATACAAGAGTAAATGATCTCACAACCCACGAAATGGTTGCAAGTCGAATCCCGTTTGGTTTGACAAATGAGATTAAGATTATCTGCAAGGTTGGAAACATCTTGCAAGAGATGGGTAAAAGCCATACTCAAGTCAACTTCCTCATGAACAACGAGGAGTTCATCACTAACGTTGTGAATTGTTACAAGGGTTAAACCCGAAAGCCTAGCCCTAGTCGCTAGCATAGTTTACGGTCTATTCAAAACCGTTCTTGAAGTTGAACAAGTAAACAACGACACCTGAAGTTGAACAGGTTAACAACGACACTTGAACGCCTAACAAGTAAACAATGGCGGGCCAGAATAGCCTGTTTTTTAGAAAGAAAATGAAAATGAACAACCACTTAATCAAGATCAATGGCAAGCGAGTAGTCAAAGCTAACATAATCTGGAAGCGAACCAATGACTCGTTTGCTCTGCATATCGACGATTGCAACGGATCTTTCATGGCTACGGTTGACACCCTCAAGTCTGATGGAAGTCTAGATACAACGACAAGCTGGCCCTTCCAGACGTTCGATGGTTGTCTCAAATGGTTTGAGCGTACCCTTGACGATATGGAACTTGTATGCGAACCGTTTGACAAGACTGAAATGTTTATTTTGGAATACTGCTGGACGCCGAAACCCAAGCGATGGCCTAATGGCGATATCCGAAAAAACGGCGAGAGCTAAACCCTAATTGAGACTAGTCTCAATAAGAATAATCCCATTTATTTTGGAAAAATTCAAGATTAGGGGTTGACATCGGGTAAGACGAGCGGCTTTGTAGTGCTTCACACCAGTCTCAGCACTACTAAGCAGCTTGAGGACAACAGGACGACACAAAGCCAACACAACGAACTCGATACACTGAGTCAACGAACACCACCTAGCAAGGTAACCCCCGCCGTGGGTGTCACATTCAACCAGATCGCTTTTCAAGTGACTGAGTCTGACAGGCATGACCATCGTGGAAGCAAGTGCAAGCTAGGTAACCAGTGGGACTGGAGGCGTCTTTAAGCTGCTCGATCTCAAGCAAGCTGCTGGTATAAAACATCGTGAAGCTGAACACGTAAACAACGGCACTTGAAGCTGAACAAGTAAACAACGGCAAAGGGTTTAACCCGCAAGCCTTGCCCAAGTCGCAAGCATAGTCCGGTCTATTCAAAACCGATTTTGAAACAACTATTTTTTAGAAAGATGAGATTATGAAAACGAAATTCAAACTAAACGACAATGATAGAAACCGAGTTCTTGTGCTTGCACGAAGGCTTAACGACAATGGTGTTAGCGTATGGTGTAGTCTCGACGTGAACGACATTAGCAATTGCCAGTGGCGATGGGTTGACAATCCTATCAACGCACCGTGGTCGCCAGCCAACAAGTGGCGATCAAGGCTCAACACTGGTGGTGTTGGTTCATTGATTCGTGAACTGCAAGAGGCATGCTTCGCTCATGGCATCATGAAGCGAGCGCCCCATATCAGCAATCGAAGTCACGTTCGACTTGCTGTCGATGGCCGACCGGTCTGGACAACGAGCAACGGAGGTTGACGTGCCAGACGGAAAACGAAAACGCCGACACTCAGCGAACAAGGCCAAACGAGAATGGTACGCCACGCATAGGTCACGGCGGTTCGCTAGACGCTTCGGGTAAGACAAGCATCCTAGTGCGCCTTCACAGTATCAGGCGTACTAGGCTGCTCGGACGGCAGCAACCCCCCACCGAGGGGGTACGGCTTAATGAGACTAGTCTCAATAAAAAAACATGAAAAAAATGAAAAAAAATCTGAGCCAGTGACCTAACGTGTCACACCCCTAGTCGATAATAGTAATAGTTGAGAAGTTAAGAGTTTTTTAGAAAAGAGAGAATTATGAAAGTTGGACAATCAACAATGCTGAAACCTTGCAAGCTAACCCGTGAAGCGGGTGGACACCCCAAGCGTGTAACCAAACTCGAATTCGGTTGGCTTTGTGAAATCCTCCGCGATGGTGAAGTGGTACGGCGTTTTGAGTGTAGAGATTTGACAGAAGCTCGCCGTTGCGAGTAGGATTTTGGCAAGAATAATTAGACCGAGTGAATTAAGGAAAATGAAAATGAAAAACGAACTAAAGAAACTATCAGAAATTTTTAAGGCTCACGTCGAGCAGACTGATCCTGCCGGTGATCCTTGGAAAGTCGGCATGCGTGTTGAGACTATGACCGATGCTCATCGAGTAGTTCATTCACAGGATGACTTCAACAGTTATGTTGAGCAGTTCGGTGACGTAGAGGTTGGGTACGATAAGCAGTTCAATGTCTATCATGTACCCGCTTTTAAAGTAGAGCGTGATAGCTACATCAAAGGTAAAGCTGCCGTTCTCGCTAGTAGCCGCTATGGTTGCGAATAAGGAAAATAAAAATGTGTAGCATAATGTTTGTTTTGGGTTGGTTCTTGGGTACTGGTACAACGATTGGATTATATTTACTAGCAAAGCGAGAGGTGAAAAATGATGACTAAAAAGCATTTTGAAATTGTGGCCGAGGCCGTGGCGAACATTCACCCGCGTAGTAGCCGATGGATGATTGCCAATCTGCTGGCGAACACTTTTGAACAGTACCCACGTTTCGACCGTGGTAGGTTCATAGCCGCGTGCCGACCGACAGAATAATTGCCTTTTTTTTGGAAAAATACTGGATTAGGGGTTGACATCGGGTAAGACGAGCGGTGTAGTGGTCGTTCGCCCTGTCTCACGACCACTACGCCGCTCAACGACAACGGCCCCGACACACTGGGGCCAACGAACACAAGCCGCCACGTAACAGCAATGCTGTGGGCGTCACATTCAAGCAAGCCGCACAGCGGAACTACTCTGACAGGCGTGACCATACGAGCCAGTGGCGGCAACACAAGAGCCAGACTAGGCCGTGCGAATCTGTTAGCTTAGGGCGCAGAGGCGGCTTCTGGCACACCGGTGAATCTGGAGGCTGATTTTAGGCTACCCATACTCAGGAAAGCCGCCGGTTATAAAACAAGTCGGGCTGACTGGAACCGTATAAGCCACCTCTCAACGATGTACGCAGGCTGCCGGTTAGGATTAAGAGTCACTGAATAGCCCGCAACCACACAAAGGAAATGAAAATGTTAAACACTAGAACTGACAGAATGAATCAAGAGCAATTCCTGCTTCGGCTGCAAGTCGCAGGGACAGCTTGCCCCGACAGGATTAATCCTCTCCGATGGGCTGCAATGCTCACTTGGGCAACCAACAGAGGCTATATTTAGAAAAGGAAATGAAAATGAGAAAAATGGTCAAAGGCAATTTGAAGTTGAACGTGGTTGAGCATATCATCTTGCGTAACATGTGGGAATATTTCGTACTGGCCGACGAAGCAGGTGACGAACCTGATTCCGATATTAAGTACGCTCTGGTGATGGGCTTCAATGATGAGATCGGCACCGTGTCCATGTCGGAGATTAAGCCGCACGTCATCAGCCGCACTAGCAACCTCGACGAGATACTTCCGGCGAGTGGCTATCAGTGGGAGGACGCAAAATGAAAAGTAGCTTTATATTGTTGGTGGTCATCATTGTGCTTGTTGGGATTTCGTATCACGTCGAAAGAGTAGGCACGCTTGATCGAAGGGTGGACAATCTAGAATCCATGTCTGAGCTTTGCCCGGATTGTGGTTTTGCATACTGGACTGATTCGTGGTGTGAGCATCACATGGGAGAGGACTAGACCGCATCGGGTAAGACGAGCGGTGTTGATGCGCTTCGCCCGTCTCAGCGTATCAACACCGCTTGGGGGCGACAACACAAGCAACCGAGGCGACCGCGACCCGACTACTGGGGCTGGCCTCGACCGCTTACCTTTTGGTAAAAAACTTGACACCGAGTCAATTTGTGGTATAATTTTTTAGAGGAAAAGAAAATGGAAATCAGAACACACACCCCCGACAGCAAGTCTATCACGCTGCTGGTTATTAGGGACAGAGATGGCAAGGCTATTTCTTATGTCTCAATCTCTGGAAGTAGCACGCTGGTCACAGTAGAGAAATTCGGCTATACGGTCGAAGATGCAACCGAAAAAAACGCAGTAAGCTAGGAAATGAAAATGGAAATCCCAACTAAAGATATTATTCAAAGAATACAGGCAAGCATAGACTTCGGTACATCGCTAACCGTGGGAGGCCGAAACGAAGCGATTGTTACCATCAACGCTCAGGCTAAAGAGATCGAGGAACTGCAAGCGGTTATCGTGCGGCTGCGTGATAATCTAAGTATGTCGGATCGAGATTACCTTGAACTAGTAGAGAGGCATAACAATGGATAACGACACCCTGATGTATATGCTGGCCCTGTGTTTAGTGTGGCCGGTTGGCTGGATTACAAGTGAGATCGTGAAGGCAAGAAAATGAGTTTAGGATTTTTGTGGCCTGTTGGCCTTTTATGTTTGTGGATTTTAACTAATGGAGAGTGATATGGAAACGCATGAATTGACTTTTAAGTTTCACAAGGAAACCAAGACCACGGTTAGGTTTTCTGAAGTGGTAGCAGATGACGGTACGCCGGTGGTTGGTGAACTGTATGTTAAGAAAACCGCCCTCAAGGTCATACCCAAGATGATACAGATGACCATTGGCGAATTGGCAGTAGTTTAAGGAATGATTATGAATACTTTACTAATAAACCTTTTTCTATTTTTGCCACAGTTGGCGAACATCCAGCAGCCAGCGGGTAACGAACCCGTTTGGCTACGGATGCCAACCAACACAGTGGTGCAACGTGCAGCCAGAGAGGTAGCCCGCAAAAATTGGGCTAAGGAAAAAAGAATGCGGGACGCAATGGCGGCGGCTGCTATTCGTAAGCAAAGGTTGAACTATTTTCAGCAACAACAGCGATACCAAAGCTATTACTACCGCCCCAACTACTACCGCACGCGACCTGTATATGTCAACACGCCAACGGGTAGGGTAGTGTACTGGGTTCCATACTAGCCAAGGGTAGGGAACGGGTAAGACGAGCGGTCTTGATGCGCTTCGCCCGTCTCAGCGCATCAAAACCGCTTGAGCGCGGAACCAAGTGAAACAGGAGAAAATGAGATGACGAATTTTGATTTACAGAAGCCCAGCTATGTACCGGACGACCTTGACGAGGCCACCACTAACGACGGATCGTCTATTGAAATTGAAATTGTAGATGAGTGGGACGGTCAGCCTGATGAGGCTCAAGAGTGGCACGATTTCGATCCCGATTGTTAAAGGGGGGTTGACTTTTTTCCAACAAATGATATAATATAATATAACCGGTGGGACTGGAGGCGTCCTAGAGCTACCCGATCTCAGGAAAGCTGCCGGAACAAAACAACATGGCGTGAAATAGGAGGAACTGGATAGTCCAGTTGAATGTCTGAAACTTGGATTCGTGGCATTTGAAGGCCGGGATTAAGTTTCTGGAGCGGTTGACTAGCCGTGACAATCAGTTGCCAGTCTCGCTGGGTGAAAATCCCAGTCACGTCGCCCTACATTCCCCACGTGGAGCAAGCTACTAAACTGGGGTACGATGGCGAGAGGACGCTCTCGCAAGCTCCACCACGTACAATTATAGTCGAGTGAGTATAAACACGGTTAAGCCGCTGACGACTTAAAACAAGCAGCGGTAGGTTGGGCGAGCCTTCATTAGAAATTGCTTTAGCAAGATAGCAGCCCTTTCTGCTATGGGCAAGGGATAGCAACCCGCCCGAATTGTGACGCTAGCAAATAGGCGCCGTACCGTTTGGCGTTATACTCTGGTGCGTGCGTGGCATCGTTTGTCGATTTTTGGCCATGTGCAGTAACAAATCGGCAGGGAGTTTCGGGGGTTCTTCCTACACTACAAACAAAAATCCCCACTTAATACAACAAGGGGCCGTAGCTCAATTGGTTAGAGTACCGGACTGTCGATCCGGTGGTTGCCGGTTCAAGTCCGGTCGGCCTCGCTTGTGGTGGTTGTAGCTCAGTTGGTAGAGCATTGGATTGTGGTTCCAAGGGTCGAGGGTTCAAGTCCCTTCAATCACCCTCGCGGAAGGGATGGGGTAAAACGAGCGGCTTTGTAGTGCTTCACAGTATCAGCACTACTAAGCAGCTTGGTTGCGAACGAGTCAGAACTAGGGAGAAAATGAGATGGCTAAGAAATTTACACTTGAACTCAATACCAAACCATCATGGAAAGCCAGCCGTGGACATGCTGACTACCGTGGAGGTAGTGGTAAGCACGATAACCGACCTCGCAAGCTGCGAACCAGAACAGCACAGAAAAATAAGGCAATCAAGGATTTTTCTTAAAAAAAGGGTTGACTGTTTGCCGATATAGATTATATTGGGGTTTTATTAGGGAGAAAGAATGATGCCGAATCAAGAGACAGTTGAGAAAATGGTAAAACGTCACGCTAATGCTCAGAACGTATATACGGGCGAGCCTCTTACGGGCAAGGATTTGAAAGACTGGAAATTGTTGAACCGACAACGCGAGTATTCGCTTGTCCCCACTAAAGGAAATGTTGAATGATAGTTTACTCATTTGGACATTACGACGTTGAACTTGAACCGCTGGATGAATTTGAAGAAGCTCAGACAATGTGCGACATGCCTATTGATGAGGATGAAGAATAATGGCAAAGACAAGTCTAAAAAGAATGCGCACGTTTATCGAGATGTATGATAAGCAGGACGTGCTTACTGTCCGAAAGTGTAGTGACGATGAACCCGGAGATCGTTACCTGCTTGGTCAAGTGGCCGTAAAGGGATATCAGGTTGACCATAAGGTTGGTGAGGATGATTACATTTACCTTTGCAAAACCCTGACCGCTGCCGCCGAGTGTGTCAACGATATTATATTCGATCTCCCAATGGGAGACAGGGCGACCCCTGCCAAGTAAATAGGGTAAGACGAGCGGCTTAGTGTTCGTTCGCCTGTCTCACGAACACTAAGCCGCTTGAACGGCGAACACTGTGAACTAGGGAGAAAATGAGATGATGTATCGAGATCCTTATATGAATGATTGGGAAAACACGATTGAGGACGCGCGCAGAAAAGAGAATGAGCCATTTCAACTGACGGCTCCCGAAGGGGAAGATAGTGATGAAGATTCTCTTGGCGACCAGACCACCAACGACTCAACCGAGATTGAGATTGAGCTAGTTGGAGACGTTATGGGACAGCTTGACAACGGGCCGGTTCGTTTTGAGAATCTGCCGCCGGGGTCAGGAAACTTTGAGAAAAGGTGGATCTAGACGGTTGACCATGCCGATAACTATGGTAGACTCAAGTATTGTTAGTTACTAGTTTTTGATTAGGGAGAAGCAAGATGGAAATTAAGAAAACCGAAAACCTGAATGTTACGTTGAGCAAAAATGCTAACGCTGGCATATACGTGCATGGCTGGGGCGAGATGGTTGACTTTGATTTTACTGACCTCGGTATCGGGGATCTTCAGCACAATGTCGAGATCAAAATGCCTTTGGAGTTGGCTCGAATTTTGGCCGATGAATTGGTCAGCGATATTGCCGCTTACGACAAGTCTCAAGCGGAGAAAAAGGCCGAGGCCGAAGCCGAGGAAGCCGAAAAGATTGCCGCCGAGCAGGGTGTCGAGGATTTATTGGGCGATGAGGAAACAGACGCTTGACTCACGCCGCCCGTCTTGGTAAAATCCACATATTGAAAGGGAGAAAAGATGTTGAAAAACGGACAAAAAGTAAAGTTCACGTATCTAAAGCAGTTCAAGGATGAACTCAAGGCCGGTGTAGCCCTCACGGATTACACCGACCAGTCCGAAGTTTACTTCGGAGAAATTGTAGAAGTTCGCAACATTATCGACAAGCCTGTTTCGCAAGAGACTATCCGGCGTGACAATATCAAAGGCCGTAGGTCTGAGATACTATACACGGTGGAATTGGCTGGCGGCGATGTTAAGACATTCTACGATGGGCGTATGGTTGGAACGGAAGTTTTACCAGAAGCCAAACGGGAATTGTTTCAGACTATTGCTTCGGCAATTTTCGGAGACAAAACCCAAACGGTTAGCTAGTCTAACCGAATTCAGTTGTTCAGTTAAAGCCTCCTTTGCACTTCGGTGACAGGAACGGTAGGACGTTTTAGGATTTATGGGGAAATGGCTTGCCCCACAACTGTTTTTTAATACACACTGGCGAGACTACAGGTTCCGGTGTAGTCCAAAACCATAACCGAGTAACTTAATATGCCATCCCGATGGGAGTTGCGTAAGTTGGATAAGCCAGATTTTATATAGAAGTACATACTGGTTAGGTAGCTCCTGCCAGTAGGAAGGTGGCCGAATACTCAGGCAAGACTGAGGGAGTAAGGCACACGACACTAGGATCAAGGGTCAACTGACTGAGGGCTTAGTGCGTGGTACAAAGTAGGGAACCGCCCGCAAGGGTGTGACATATCAGTCCCCGAAACGTTGGTGGTAACACATAAGTCCACCCCTTCCACTATTACACATTGGTGGCGCAATTCAAAACGCCGATTCAAGACCGAGCCTCATCTCTCGGCTCTTGTTTTCTCCCGCCCTCATCGTCTTATCAACGGTGGGGGCATTTTTATGCATCGGGTAAGACGAGCGGTCTAGTGCGCCTTCACTACGTCTCAGGCGTACTAAACCGCTTGGCCCACAACAGCAAGCGAACTAGCAATAATTGGATTTTTTAAGAAAAAGGGTTGACCTATTAAAGATATAGGTTAGACTGGTCGATATAAGAAGTAGGGAGAAAACAATGGTAGCATTAGACCGAAGCGATATGATTCAGGCGACCTGTCGACAATGTAAGGTGTCGGTAGAGATGCCCGTCAACAGGCGGGACGTTGTTGACTGGAAGGGTGGCAAGTATATTCAGGACGCTATGCCTTACCTGTCTTCCGATCAACGTGAGCTTCTGATTAGTGGGACTTGTGGAACCTGTTTTGATAAAATGTTTGGGGGTGGAGAATGAGTATTGCAACAGTTAGCGAAAAGTGTGCATTAGCCTTTATCCAGAAGCAGCACATGGATGCAGACGGGCCGGGACAGTGGACAGCCCAATCAGTTCTCGACTTCTCAAAAGAGCAGCCCGTTCTGCTTTTCACCATCCTAGAAAACATCAAAGAATGTTTTGCTACCGAGGATTGCTACGAGGAACACGAAACCCACGATAAAATTAGGGGGGATTCAGCAGCGGGTCATGCCTTGTACATTACGCTTATGACCTACGGGTTAATTAAGGCCGCTGTTGAGGGAGAACAATTAAACGACCTTTTCGAGGAAGATGACCATGAATAAAGAACAACGAGATTTCATGCTGGTTTCAGCTTTGTGGGTTTATGTTTTGGGATACGTGTTTCAAGTTTACATGAGGTACTTTGGATAATGAGAGATTCACAAAAAAAGGCTGCTTTGTTTTGCGTGCTGGCTTTCCTGTTTGGTCTGTTGGTTGCCACCAGCGGATGCGCTAACAGACAGCATGTGATTGGAATTCAATCGCCAATCGAAGCGGTGTATACCGTACTACAACCGCCAGTCGTAACGATGGGCGAGGTTGAAAAAGTATACGAATCCAAATGATGTTCCCCCCTGCCCCACCAGAGTCGAACAGCGGAATTGATCACCGTTAGTCTCTGGTGGGGTTTTTTATGCATCGGGTAAGACGAGCGGCATGATGCGCCTTCGTTCCGTCTCAGGCGTACCATGCCGCTTGGTCAGGACAGCGAATGAACTAGCGAAAATATCCGTCTTTTTTTCAAGAAAATGGATTGACAACGCCGATATATACGGTAGACTACAGTGTTCGATTAGGGAGAAAACAGATGCTACAATTCAGTGATGCAAACAATAAGCTCAAAGCTCTATACGACGTTCCAGAATTGCAAGTGTGGCTCGATGGTCGTCAAGTATACTCTCTTGACCTGATCTCTGGTTGGTC